GTGTAGCATCGGATTGTGGTGTTACAAAGGCAAAAGTGATAAGTGTTAAAGAAAACTCAAGTAAGTTGGATTTAACAAAAAGTGCAATAAATGATATTTATAATGAGGGAAGTGATGAGTATAATATCATTAATGCCATTCGTTCATATTACGGAGCATTAGTGAATTACTTATTAACAAACTTAACAAATCAGTTCAATAATGCTGAAAGTGTTCCAAACTTCCCAAATGCAATACCGATTGTATTTGGTGGTGGAACATCATTGGTTAAAGGTTTTATGGAAGTGGTAGGAGAACAATTTAATCAAGATGAATTTCCAATTGAAGTAGAGAAATTCACATTAGTAGAAGACGCTCACACAGCAGTCGCAAGAGGTTGTTTAAGTGAAGCACAACTCATAGAGGAGGAAGATGGTGAAACTAAAGAAGAGTCAACTTAAAGAATTAATCAGACATTCAATTAGAGAACTTACATCTGAAAGAGAAGATGTGACTGAATCTAAGAAAAGAAGGTTTACCGTCAAAGAAGTAAGAATGTGGATGAAAAAATTAGAAGAGAATCGTTATAAGAAAGTATATAATTCAGACGCTCGTAGAGTGGCTTGGATGGTGAATAACGAAGGTGTTGAAATATCAGAAATGCCTAAATCAATGAGTAAGAAATGGTCTAAAGCTCAATACGGAAGAGAAAGATATTTGGCTACTGAGTTTATAAAATCTAAATCAGAACAAATGACTGAAGGAAAACTTACAGAAATTTCTTCAAAGGCGGTTCAAGGTCTTAAAGATAAAAAAGGAAATATGTGGGATTATCATTGGAAACTACCACCAAGAGAAAGATACCTTAAATCAAAAGATGGAGTAACTAAAATTAACATTGTAGATTTTATGACTGGTAAAGGTAAATTTAATTGGAAAAAAGAAAAAAATTTAATGAATCAAATACATAAGATAAATAAAAAATTAAAAATAGGAGTATTGGTAGACGAAGAAAAACTTACAGAAAAAGTTAAATATAAAAAAGACAAAAAAATTGGTGGTGAATGGTATACTAAACAAGGAACTCATAAACATCAAATGAAAGCTAATATTATTGCTAAAAGAGAATTTGGTAGATACTATGATACCGAAGTAGTAAAAGAAAAAGGTGGATATACCATATATGTTAAACCTTTGAAAGAAGGAAAACTTACAGAAGCCATTAGTGGTGCTGATAGAAAAATACTATTCATTCTTGTTAGAGAAATAGTTAGAAATCTTAAATCACAAATTAAAAATATAGATGTGAATAATAAATCTCATTTGAATAGAGTTGGTAGTTCAATTCTTGCTATCATAAGAGCTATGTCATATTCACCAGATAATGCAAATTATAAAAACTTTAAAAAGTATTTTCCAAAAGGATTTAATAGTAAATTAATTCAAAAGAAATTAAAACAATTCCATAGTCAAACTGATAAAGTTCAAATGACATTAGTTACACAAGCTATAAAGAATGAACTTGGTGAAGGAGTTAAAGAAGCTGTTCGTGCTAGTGTGGCAAGATTCTTATATATTCCAAAAAAAGATATAAAAAGAGCTATAAAGGTAGTAAAATCTATGCCTTTCAGTCTAAAAGGAAAAGTTGAAATACAGAAAAAGCCATCCGATAAAGTTAAAGGATTTTATGCAATCACAACAGAAAAACAATTATTCAATGCAGTGGTAGAATTTTTAGCTACTGCTGATATAGGTGTAAAAACAATTTCACAAGGAAAAATGTAAAACAAACAAAGAGGTAATATGAAAAATAGAAAGAATTTTAGGAGAAAGCCTAAAAAACAGTTACAAGGATTACAAGTAGAAGTATATAACAATGAAGTAGAAAAAGCTATGAGAATACTTAAAAGAAAAGTAAAAGATAGTAATTTATTCATTGATTTAAGAAAAAAAGAATACTTTGAAAAACCCTCAAGAGTCAAAAGAGAAAAAAGAAATCTTGCCAAATTAAGAAATCAATATCAAGTTCAAAAAGAAAAAGAAAATTATTAAAAAAATCATAGATTTTTATTAATTTTTAATATTTATTACTGAAAAACACAATACACCGTCTATCCTTTTACGGTGTCTAAATATAACTTAACAAATAATTAAGTTTCCTGAATAAACTTATTCCAAAAAATACATTGAGGAGAAATATCATGGGAGATATTTTAAAAGAAGCTATTGCTGATGCTAAAGCAGTTAGAGAAACTGCATTAGAAAATGCTAAAATGGCTTTAGAAGAGGCATTCACACCTCAAATCAAATCTATGCTTTCTGCTAAGTTAAAGGAAGAAGAACTTGAAGAAGATGAAGTTCCTGTAACTGAGGAAGAAGATGAAGATGGTGATGATGAAGTTGCTTTTGAAGATGAAGAAGCTGGTGATGAAGAAGTTCCTGCTGAAGAAGGTGAAGATTATGGTGACGAAGAAGTTGCTGATGAAGTTCCTGCTGAAGAAGGTTCTTATTCTGAAGATGAAGAAGCTGGTGACGAAGAAGAAGTTGAAGAAGAAAATCTTGACTTAGAAGCTATCATTAAAGAGTTAGAGTCTGAATTAACTGAAGACGATGATGAAGATGATGATGACGAAGAAGTTGAAGAATCTGCTGAAGCTGTTTCTGAAGATACTGTTGAAGAATCTGATGAACCTGTTGAAGAGTCTACTGAAGAAGTTGACGAAGAAATTGAAATAGACGAAAATGCTCTTACAGAAGAAGAAGAGGAAGAAGTTGAAGAATCTAATACTTCTGCACTTGAATCTGAACTTAAAGAGTATAAAGAAGCTGTTCATTTCTTAAAAGACAAACTTCACGAAGTAAACATCTTGAATGCTAAACTATTATTTACAAATAAACTATTTAAAGCTTATTCGTTAGATAATAATCAAAAACTTAAAGTGGTTGAAACATTTGACAGAGCACAAACTACAAGAGAGATTAAACTTGTTTATTCTACACTTGCAGAACAGTTCGCTGACAATGGTTCAATCGTAAACAAAAAATCAATTAGTGAATCAGCTAGTACACCTGTTGCATCAACTAAACCATCTACAGAATCTCGTAAAGTGATTTCTGAAGAGGTTCAAGTTGCTAACAGGTTCAAAAAACTTGCTGGTTTAATTAAATAATATAGGAGAAAAATATAATGTCAAATTATGTTAATGATGCGTTATTAGACGCATCTCCTTATAAAAAACAAGCCGATGAAGCAAAAGCTCTCGTTAATAAATGGGACAAAACTGGTTTATTGGATGGTTTAAATGAGGATTTTCAAAGAAGTGGTATGGCGGTTATGCTTGAAAACCAAGCAAAACAGCTTATCAATGAGAACTCTTCTACTGGTGGTGGTGCAGGTGGTTCTAACACTGCAGCAGCTAGTTCTGAAGAGTGGTCTGGTGTTGCACTTCCGTTAGTTCGTAGAATTTTCGGTGAGATTGCAGCTCAAGACTTTGTATCAGTTCAACCAATGAACTTACCATCTGGTCTAGTATTTTACTTAGACTTTAAATATGGTACAACTACTGGTGGAAATCAAGGTTTAGGCTTTGGTTCAGCCCAATCTGCTCCTGTTGCTGGTGGTAGTGTAAATTCATTAGCTGGTAAAACAGGTCCTAACTCTCCATCAGGTTCATCTACTCCATACGGTGTTGGTGGTCTTTATGGTGCTGGTAGATATGACTATTCAGTTAACCAATCAGAGTCAAGTGAATTAACAGATGGTACTGCTATCGCTGGTCCATGTGCAACTACAACATATGAATCTGGTTCAGTAACTTATAAAGATATTAACTTTAATCAAGAACATTCTGCTTCTTTAGCATCTGGTGAATTAGTTAAAATTAATGTTTTAGGTACTGATTTATCAAATGCTGACTTTAAAGCTGTTAGAGCTTTTGGTATCAGTTCTGCTTCTGCAGATACAACATTTGTTGCTTTATTACCTGAATTTACATCATATGATGGTACAAATGTATCTTTCATCATATCTGGTTCAAGTGTTGCTAATGTTGGTGATCCTGCACAACATATTAAAATAGGATTCACAACACAACCTACTGAAGCTTCAAGAGGTGACTTTGAAGATACTGCTGGTGATGCTACTGCTGATTCATTATCAATACCTGAAGTTGACTTACAATTAAAGTCTTCTGCTATCGTAGCGAAAACAAGAAAACTAAAAGCTGTATGGTCTCCTGAGTTAGCTCAAGACTTGAATGCTTATCATTCTGTTGACGCTGAAGCTGAATTAACATCTATGTTAAGTGAGTACATTTCAATGGAAATTGATTTAGAAATCTTAGATATGTTAATCTCAGATGCAGTAACAGAAGATTTCTGGTCTGCTACTCCAGGTGAGGATTATAATGGAACAGGTACTGATGAAAGTGGTTGGAACATTACAACATTCTACGGAACAAGATTTGAATGGTATCAAACTCTATTGGGTAAAATCCAAAAGGTTTCTAATGAAATCCAAAGATTAACTCTTAGAGGTGGTGCTAACTTCGTTGTTGTTTCACCGACTGTTGCTACAATCTTGGAATCAATTCCAGGATACTCAGTTGCTACAGATGGATTGAAAACTCAGTTCGCAGCTGGTGTTCAAGTTGCGGGAAGTATACAAAATAGATTTACTGTATACAAAAACCCATATATGACTGAGAACAAAATACTTGTTGGTTTCAGAGGAAGTAACTTCCTTGAAACTGGTGCGGTATACTCACCATATGTACCACTAATCATGACTCCATTAGTATATGATCCAAGTGACTTCACTCCAAGAAAAGGTGTGATGACACGATATGCTAAGAAAATGATTAGACCTGAGTTCTATGGTACAATTAATTGTAAAGACTTAAACTTAGTATAAGTTAATTAATTCTTTACTAACCTCTTAATATGAGGAGGTTAACTTAGTTGAAAAGCCCCTACTTTTTGTGGGGGTTTTTCTTTTTGAATTGATATTTATATATGAATTATATTTTATAATTTACTAGCCAAAGTAGTCACTAAACATGGTTAGTATAAAAAAATTAACAAACCTAGAGAGTAGTGACTCAACATTTAGGAGAAAAAAATGGCAACAAGAATAGGAAAATATAAAATTTCTAAAAGAGAAAGTGAAGTATCTTTAAGAGATGGTGGACAAGTTGATGGTACATTAATCGCAGAGGGTGGTAGTGCAACAGGTGCTGCTGCTGGTGGTTCGGCTGCAGGTACTTTAGCTGGTGGTGATAATGCCGGTACAATAACAGTATCTACACAATTAGCTAATACTAATACATTCACAGTTACTTGGGGAACTGCAAGAGCAGCTGCTCCAAATTGTGTTGTAACGAGTAATGTTGGTGTAGTAAATTGGGGTTACACTGTTTCAACAACAGCTTTAACAATCACTGCTACTGGTAATACAAGTACAGGTGATATACACTATGTTTGTCTATAATAGTTAAATTATTAAATGTTATTAAACAACTTAAAAGGGTAAGATATTTTCTTATCCTTTTTTGTTTATATTGATATTTATATATGAAGAATTATACCTTTTTTGGAGAAATAAATGTCTAAATTTAATTATTTATATACAGACCCAACATTAGCTTTGGAAGTAACTGGTTCAACTCCTCACGCTATTTATGATACAGATTCGGAATTTCAAACTGATAGTTTAACTATTTGTAAATATGTTTCAAGAAAACTTGGACATCCAGTTATGCAATTAGAGTTCAACAGTGGTTCTATTTATGCTTGTTTTGAAGAAGCAGTATCAGAATATTCACAACAAATCAATCACTACAATACAAAGAATTGGATGTGGGAACATTATGGGAACACCACTACTGGTTCTAATTTTAGTTCAACGGGTTCACATCAAGCTGAAACTCCAAATGGGGGAATGTCATTATTCACTTTAGCAGAACAATACGGACAAGCTGTTAATGTTGGTGGTAATGCGACACTATTTAGTGGTTCTATTGGTTTAACTTCATCTAAACAAGTATATGATTTAACAAGTGATGCTACTTTAGAATCAAGTATTGGTACAAATAATAAATTAGAAATACAAAGGGTATTTAATCAAGGTCCTGCTGCTATATCTAAATTCTATGACCCATTTGCTGGAACTTATGATAATATAGAATTATTGGATTCATTTGGATTTGGTAATGTATCTCCAGCAGTTTCTTATATAATGAGACCAATATCATATGATTTAGCTAGAGCAAATGCAATAGAAACAAATGACTTGATTAGAAAATCTGCATATTCATTTGAATTGGTGAATAATAAAATGAGAATATTTCCTAAACCAACAACTCAAGACTCTGGTAGTTTAATATATTTTCATTATTATAAAAGAAATGATAGAATTGATGTAACACAAGATTATACAAGTAACAAAGTATCCGACCCATCTAATATCCCATACAAATTTATTACATACACTGAGATAAATTCAATGGGTAGAAATTGGATTAGAAAATACACATTAGCATTAGCAAAAGAATTATTAGGAATTATAAGAAGTAAATACGCTTCAATGCCACTTCCAAATGGTGAAGTTTCATTAGATGGTGAATCACTTAAAGCTGAAGGTAGAGAAGAAAAAGCAAATCTATTAGAAGAATTAAGTTTATTCTTTGAAGCTGTTAGTAAAAAGGAACAAGCAATTACAGAACAAGAAGTTGCAAATGCTCAACAAGAAGTATTGAATAAAGCTCCATTAAAAATATACATAGGATAAATAAATGTCACAAACAAAACCATTTTTTATACCACAAAAAGAGTTTGATTTAATTAATCAAATGAATGAAGAATTAATTGATGAGATTGTCGGACAATCGGTTGATATTTATAAAGTGAATATTGAAAAAACAGAAGACAATATGTATGGTGAATCAACTGCTAAATACTATGATATAGGATTCAGAGTTAATTGTTTAATTGAATATGCAGAACCTGAAATTGTTCAAGAAGATTTTGGTGCTGATTTAAATAGTAATATCAGTATGTTCTTCCAAAGAGAAAATCTATCAAGTGGTTCATTGAATTTTTATCCAGAAATGGGTGATATTGTGGATTGGAATAATTACTATTGGGAAATTAATGGAACAACAGAACCACAATTATTCGCTGGACATCCAAATTTTAAACATAATATTGTAGCAACTGCTAATCGTTCAAGATTATCATCGTTACAAATAGAAGAGAGGCCAAGATAATGCCAAATAGAGCAGCAAAACAAAGAAAACAAGACAGACAGAAAAAGAATAAGATTTTAGAAAGAACTGGTAGAACACCAGCACAAATAAAAAGATTTAAAAAACGAGGTATAAAATAAATGAGTTTAGATATATTAAAAGAAAGATTTAGTGGAAAACCAATAACTTCTCAATATGAAGACCAGATAGAAAACAAAGAAAAAATTATTGAAAGGTTAGAGGAAAATACACAAAATTTATCTAATCAAGTTGTAAATTTGGAAAATGAAAAGAATAATCTTTTACAGGAATTAAATAAAGCGAGACATTTTGAAGAGGGTACTTTTTCAATAAAAGAAAAAGATTATATAAATAAACTTCAATTAAAAGAAAATGATATTAAAAAAATTAAATCAGAGTTTAATCCTTTATATGAAAAAATTAATGAACAAAAAGAAAGACTTTCTTATAAAGATAGTGTGATTGAAAAAGCTAAAAAACTTAATAAACAATTAAATGAAAAATTTAATAAGTTAAATCATAAATTAAATCACGAAACTAAAAATAGTAAAAAAGTTGTCAATGAAGTTAAGACGGAAAGAAAAAGAGTATATCAAGAATATATAAATAATTTAGATACATATGAAAAAGCTTTAGTATCAAAAAATGATAAGATTGACAATTACAAAACTAAACTAAAAGAATCTTTAGATAAATTAAAAGAAGTTAGTAATTTAATTGTCAATCTAAAAAAAGACATTAAAATTAATGAAAATGTAAGACAAGAATTAAGAGAAAAAAAGGAAGAAGTTACAAATTTAAATGGACAAGTATATTCATTATCAAAAGAAGTAACACATCTTACAAGTTTATCACAAGAAAATTCTATATTAGAAGCTAAATTAGAAAAAGCTCAAAGTTTTCAAGATATAATAGTTGATAGAAAAGATGAGTTTGATAAATTTTTAAAAGAAACAAATAATTTAAGCACATTTAAATTAGTTGGAACATTATCAGAAATTTCAAGAAAAAAACAAGGTAGTGAAAAATTAACTTGGAACAAATGGTTGGAAATACCAGAAAGTAATTATTTGTTTCAATTAGATGAAACGATAGCTAAAAAAATATTTAATGAAAGTCAGATGGCTGTTGATAAAGCTAGAATATCTATGAAAGCTAATTTAAATGAATATAGACATTATAGTGTTGGTAGAGGTGATGCACCTGATTTAAGATTAGAACCATTAAAATTTAATAATTTACGAGGTTATTATTCATCACAAGATTTATCAGGTAAATTTGTTGATGGGGCGCTTGTAACTCAATGGGGTGATTTAAGTAATAATAAAAATCATTTAATACAATCTGGTGATGATGATTTGGCTGAATACAATTCTGCGGAAAATAGTCTGTTGTTTAAAAGAAGAGATGAGGCAGTTACGAATGACAATTATTTATTCACCAATACAATTGAAGCTAGTGAATTTACAACTTTCTTTGTGGTAAATATGACAGCAGATAGTACTGTTCATTATCATTACTTTTTATTAGATACAGATGATAACGACCAAATCCTTGTTCAATTCGCAGGTGACAACAGAGCATTTTTAAAAGTATTGGCTAATGATGGAACGGATAATGTGAGTAGTCAAATCAATAAAGACGCTGGTGTTATTAATGAAGGTACTAAACTTTTATTAACTTGTAGAAAAAAACCACACAATAGTGACGATGGATTTGGACAAGTTGAATGGTTTTTAAACACAACATCATTAGGAACAAGTAATAATTATGATGAAGATATAGTTCACAGCATCCAAAGATTAGGTGATGATAGTACCTTTGAAGGATTTAAAGGACATATGTATGAAATGGCGATTTACGATAGAGCTTTAACTGCTGATGAACTTTTACAATTACAAAATTACTTTATCAATAGAACAAATATTACTGTATAAGGATAAACAATGGCTGTTCAACAAATAACACATAAGAAAATTACGAAGTTTGATACTTCTAATCCTAATTATAAAGACACACCTAAACCAAAGGTTGAAGTGAGTGGTAATGTACAAGAGGATGAAGATGTATATGGTGAAAGAAAACATACTTACACACCTGAACCAAATGGTAATTTACAAATGGAACAAATGATGGGTAAGTTGATGAATAAGTTAGATAACTTTGATTCACCAAGTCAAACAGGTACAAAAGCCATTGAAGTAGATATTAAGAAAGAGATTGCAATCGGTAAAGCTGATATGAGTAGTATCAAATCAGAGGAAGTAAAAGGTAAAGTAAACAATAAACTTGATAAATTGAAAAAACTGAGAAGACGAAATGGCCGTTAATAAAATTACAAATAAACAAACACTTAACAGAGAATCTGTAAATAGAGCTACACAAGTGTCTATGAAAGAAAACAAAGTTCGTGGTAATGCAGAGCATTCAATAAATCCAGGTAAAGATTTTACAAAAAACTTTGCCATAACATTAAAAGATATTGATACATCTATAATGACTCACATTAAAAATATAATGAAACCAAGAATAAAAGAAGCTAATGAAATTATTAAAGTTCCTGTTATGTATGGTAGTGAAGAAAGATGGAAAGCTGTTAGACAGAGGGGGGTGTTACGAGATAAAAATGGATCTTTAATTCTACCATTGATTATGTTTAAAAGAACTGATGTTTCTTTTGATGATAATATGCCGTTGTCATTTGACCACGATGTGAGGGGTGAATTTGTAAAAGTTGCTAGAAGTAATAAATGGAGTAAAGACAACCAATACGATAGATTTTCAGTTCAACAAGGAGTTCAACCTGTACAAGAAATTATCTATACTGGAATGCCAGATCATGTGGTTTGTACTTATTCAATTGTAATGATGACTAATTACATTGAACAAATGAATATATTGAGTGATTTGTGGCTTGAACATTTGGGAACATATTTTGGTGAATCAGAACAATATAAATTTTTATCAACATTAGATGGTAGTTTAAGTGATGCTTCCGAAATGACTCAAGATGGTGAACGACTTATTAAAACTGAATTTGGTTTATCAATAAAAGCATATGTTATTCCAGAATTTACAAGCACTATATTTGGAACTACTCAAGAAACAACAAGAGAAATTACACCATCACGAGTTACCTTTGGTTTTGAGGGTGACGCCACAGATGAACAAGTAGGAAAATAAATCACTCGTTTTCAAAATTTATATATATTTATATATAGTTATATAACAAATTACAAATGGAGGTTATAATGACAGAAGAGTCAAATTTAGCTAAACAACTTGAAGAAAAAAACAAATTCACAGAAGATGAATTAAAACAAGTTCAAAACATACAACAAAGTTATCAAAATGTTCAAATTCAATTCGGACAACTAAAAATGAATCAAATCAGATTAGATGAAGATGAGATTGAATTAGAGGAAGCCTTAAAATCTTTACAAGATAAAGAGAAGAAATTTCTTGACGAAATTACCGAAAAATACGGACAAGGAACTTTGAATCCTGAAACTGGTGAATTTACACCAAATAAATCATAATAATTAAAAATAAATTATCGTTTGGGGTTTTAAACATATATTTATATATGAATAATACTAATGCGCAAAATAGTATTTACCTCAAAATTAAAAAAGTTAACTTAGGAGAAATTCAATGGCCGAAAAAATAATTTCACCTGGTGTATTTACAAATGAAATAGACCAGAGTTTTTTACCTTCCGCTGTAGCTGATATTGGAGCTGCAATCATCGGACCAACACTTAAAGGTCCTGCGGGAATCCCAACCGTTGTAACATCATTTACAGAGTTCCAAAACAAATTTGGAGATGTTGTTACAAGTGGTTCAAATAAATATCAATATTTAACCTCACATGCAGCTGAAGAATATTTAAAAAATTCAGACACATTAACTGTTGTTAGAGTGTT